TGAGTTGGACGTCAGCGAGCGAACAGCCTACCGATTCTGTGAATCCGGCTTAGTTCCGGCTTACAAGGTTGGCGGAAGCTGGAGAATCGAAAGCCAAACCAGTTATTTAGATGCCTTTGTTAAATTAAACTGATGCGACCAGACAACAAATCTTGCAAAAACTGCCGTTTTTGGGAGTGGGGGTTTGATAAACACCCAATAGAAGGACATGACATAGGTTTTTGTTTACGCCATGCTCCACATCCAACCAAAGACAAAAAATTGGAAACGGTAGCATGGCCGCTGACCGCAGAATTCCATTTTTGTTTTGAATGGAAAGCCAAGTAATCTGCCAATTCTGCCAATTCTGCCAATCCTGCCCACAAGCTTGAAGTTCTGCGCTATTTCTAGCGCATGGCAACGAATCAATTCGACCGCGCAAACTATCCCACAATTGAACCTGACCGTCTCGTAGCTGGTGAACGCTGGCTTTGGCGCAAGGACGATCTCGCTTCAGACTATCCCACAGATTCATATTCTCTGGAATATATCGCTCGCTCACATGGTGGCTCTTCGACTGAGTTTAAGATTCAGGCCACAGAAGCAGACAGCACCTACTTCATCGAAGTCTCTTCCAGCACCACACAAACCTACCCACAAGGCCACGTTCATTGGCAGGCTTGGATAACTCGCACCTCTGATTCAGAAAAAATCAAAGTCTTAGAAGGACACTGGGAAATTTCTTATGACTATGACGTCAACCACGATCCCAGAACTCACGCAGAAATCATGCTTGAGAAGATTCAATCTCTTCTCGAAGGCCGAGCGGACAATGACGTTGAAGAATACTCAATTGGGAACCGCAGCCTGACAAAGCTTTCAATTCAAGACCTGATGAAGTGGCGCGACTACTACAGACAAGAGGTTGCTAAAGAAAATCAGCAAGCTAGAGCAAGAGCAGGCAAACGTCCTGGCAATCTGGTGAAGGTTGAGTTCAGGAGAGCAGGATGATTCAAGAGGCAATGTGGTGGCTCACGGATAGAGTACATAGGCCAGCACCAGAAAACCCAAGTCCAAAGCAGAAGAAGCGTCGATACGATGGCGCGGCTGGTTCAAGATTCCTGGCGGATTTTGTCGGCTCAACGACGAGCTCAGACGCAGAATTACAATATTCGCTTCGCAGACTTCGAGACAGAGCCAGAGAACTTTGCCGCAATGACGATTACGCAAGACGTTACCTGCAACTTATGAGTTCTAACGTAGTTGGCGAGCATGGTTTCACGCTTCAGTCTCGCGCCAGAAATCTAAATGAGCCGAATGTTGGACAGTTAGATGCTGCTGGCAATGAAATCATTGAAAGAGCTTTTCGACGCTGGGGTAAATCCTGTTCCGCCAATCAGCGTCAATCTTGGCTAGATATTCAGCGATTAGTGATTCAGGGACTTTGTCGTGATGGCGAGATTCTGATTCGTTTTGTTCGTGGCAAACGATGGCGTGACGGACTCGCTCTGCAAGTGCTAGAGCCGGATTACCTCGACGAAGAATATTTCACCACTGAGCCAAGAGGCAGACGAGTAGTAATGGGCGTTGAACTAGACGAGTTTGACGCACCAGTAGCCTACTATTTGAAATTAGGCCAAGGCCATCCATTCGATACGTTCGGGCAGAGAAGAAGCGACAAAAGAACCAGAGTTCCAGCAGAGGACATTCTGCACATTTACCTACCAGATAGAGCGCAACAGACTAGAGGCGTCACTTGGTTCGCGTCAGCAATGACGAGAATGAGAATCCTGTCAGGTTATGAAGAAGCAGAACTGATTGCTGCTCGTACATCAGCCGCAAAAATGGGCTTTTTGGTTAGCGCAGACGGTGAAGGCTTCATTGGTGACGAGTCGGCAGACGGGAACCAAATCATGTCGGGCGAGCCTGGATCAATTCAGCAGCTTCCGGCTGGAATGAGCTTTCAAGAGTGGAATCCTAGCCATCCAACTTCAGCATATGCCGAATTTCATAAAGGTGTGCTTCGAGGCATTGCTAGTGGACTTGGCATTTCTTACACCAGCCTGTCAAACAACCTTGAAGGCGTCAGTTATTCGTCGATTCGTCAAGGCGCACTAGAAGAACGCGATTTATACCGTCAGATTCAAAGCTTTTTGATACAGCACCTGTGCGAGCCAATCTGTCAAGAGTGGCTGAAGATGGCAATGACTTCCGGCTCAATCCCAATTCCAATCACCAGATACGATAAGTTCAGCAACACCTTGGAGTTTCGAGGCAGAGGCTTTTCTTGGGTCGATCCAGCCAAAGAAATCAGAGCAGAAGTTGAGGCTGTTAGAAATGGCTTCAAGTCACTGAATGACGTTGCGCGACAGTACGGAAGAGACGTTGAAGAAGTCTTCCAGCAAATGCAAAACGACAAGGCAATGGCGGAGCGTTACGGAATCAGCCTAGCCTTTGAGCCGCTTGGCTCGCCTCATGGCCCAATTGAGCCAGAAGTCGAGTAATGGCAGAAAGCTACAAGCCAACCGAGGGCATGATTGCCGAGGCAAAGCGTGGCCTAGAGTGGCGACGAGAATTTGGCAGAGGCGGAACGTCTGTCGGAATCGCCAGAGCCAGAGACATTTCAAACGGAAAGAGCCTACCACTGGCAACCGTCAAACGAATGAAATCCTTTTTTGCGAGGCATGAAGTTGACAAAAAAGCCGAAGGATTCACACCAGGCGAAAAAGGTTATCCAAGCAACGGGCGAATTGCTTGGGCAATGTGGGGAGGTGACAGTGGCAAAAGTTGGAGTGAAAAAATCGTTAAGCAAAGCGAGAGAAACATGGACCTAACAAGCATGACTGAAAGACACGTCATTGACGTTGAAGAAACCGATGACGAATTTATTGTGGCGTTTGCCAAAGCGGAAGAAGTCGCAGAAGAGCCGGAAGAGCGAGAAGCGGAACAAGTCGAAACGCGAGACTTACCAGTTCAAACGCAATACCGAATGGGTTCAGTGCGGATGATGGACGAAGAACAAGACCGTCGAGTGATGATGTCGATTAGTTCAACGAATCCGGTTGAGCGTGAGTTTGGTTACGAGGTGTTGGAACACAATGCCGGAAGTGTAGACATGGAATTCATGTCCAGCGGCAAAGCTCCACTGCTTTTAGACCATGACGCAAGACAGCAAATTGGAGTGGTTGAAAAGGCATACATGGATAAGGACAAGCTTCGCGCACAAGTAAGGTTCAGCAAAAACGCAATGGCGGAGGAAGTTTATCGTGACGTAGTTGACGGAATCAGAGGCAACGTCTCAATCGGATACCAGATTCAAGGCATGACGAAAGACGAGAACGGTTACAAAGACAAACCGCTTTATCGGGTGAGTTCCTTCAAACCATTGGAGGTTTCAATGGTTTCCATACCTGCCGATTCTACTGTGGGAGGATCTTTCCGGTAATGAATCAACTGCAATTCAGGAGAATAAAATGGAAGAGCAGGTTCAAAAGCCGGAAGTAAATGTTCGGCATGAAGTCAATGAGAAACTTAATGAGTACCGCAACCAATCCAGCCAGATTCTGGAACTTGGCAAACGGCATGACGAATATGACCTAGCGTTTCGCGCATTGCAGGAAGAGAAAAGCCTAGCTGAATTCCAAGCCATGCTTTTAGAGAAGAAGACTTCTAAGCCAATCGACTTCAGCGTTGACGCGACACCGAAAGAAAAGCGCAACTATAGCTTGGTAAGAGCGATTCAAGCTGCTGACCAGAAGGATTGGTCAAAAGCTGGTTTTGAAATGGAAATTAGCCAGGAACTCGCAAAGAAGCAGAGCAGACAGCCAAAAGGCTTTTTTGTTCCAGACTTTGGATGGCAGACGAGAGCGGTTTCCACTGCTTCAGGTGCAACCTTTGGCGCAGGAAGCAATATTGTTCCAGAGGATTACCGAGGCGACCGATTCATTGACGCTTTGATTTCAACCAGCATTCTTGGACAAGTAGGCGCAACGGTTCTAAACGGACTGCAAGGAAATGTCGCGATTCCCAAAATCAGCACCAGCACCGCAGCGGCTTTCATTGCGGAAGGCGGTTCAGTTGGAAACAACGAGCCTGATTTCGCACAAGTCACCATGACGCCAAAGCTTCTGGCAAACAAAGTAGCCGTGACTCGCGAATTGATGATTCAGTCTGACCCAAGCGTTGAGCAGTTGATTCGCAACAACATGGTTCGAATTTTCGCAGCCAAGATTGACAACGTTGCTCTCAAAGGTGGCGGATCAAACGAGCCAACCGGAATTCTAGGAACCAGCGGAATCGGTGACGTTTCCTCTGGCGGAACCAGTGGCAACGCTAATCTAACCTACGGAAACGTGGTCGATATTATGACCGAAGTTTCGCAGGACAACGCTCTGCTTGGAAACCTGCGTTGGGTAACTCATCCGGCAGTAGTCGGGAAGCTGATGCAGACACTGGTTGCGGCTTCCACAGACAGTCGGATGATTATGCCGTCACCAGACTCAATGATGGGCTATCCGGTTGTTCAGACCACTCAAGCGCCTTCAAGTTCGCCTTACTCGCTGATTTTCGGGAACTTTAGCGATCTGTACATTGGCTTCTTCTCAGCACTCGACGTACTGGTGGACCCATACGGTTCAGCAGGAACAGCAACGACCAATCTTTACTTCTATCAAGATTGCGATATTGCGGTTGCTCATGCTGAAAGCTTCGCAGCCGCGCAGGATGTGACCGTTGCGTAAGTGTTCCAATTAGACGAGCTACAAGGTTGGGGTGCTGCTCGACCTTGTATCTTACTTTGTGGCGGACCTTCTGCGCCTTCAGACCTAGCGAAAGCCAAGGCGCAGATTGGTTCAAAAGCTTACGACTTAGCCGGAGTCAACAATCACGGCTTACTTTTTCTTGGGGAACTCGCCTGGTGCTACGCGCATGACGTCCGAATGGTAGCGCACCTTAAAGAGTACGAAACGCCAGCAATTGTTCACCATGACCCAAAGAATTTAAGAGACAAAGATATTCATGGCGGAATTGTCCCATTCATACGACTCAGCGGACCAGAAGCACTTTGGACCGCTGACTTTTTGGGCTACTCCGAGATTCATATTTGCGGAGTCGATTTCTACACAGGCCCACGCAGATACTGGCATCAGTGGGATTTAGATAAACGACCAACAAGAGTTCAGGAAGATCAGCAAGGTAAGTGGATTGAGGCAAGAGACAAAATGCAGAATCCCCAAAGAGTGATTGTTTATAACGAAAGACTTCAGAGAATATTTCAATGAAGATTCAAATTATCAGAGGCACGGTTGCCAATGGTGGACCTGTCAGAGTAGGCCAAGTCATTAGCGTTGACCCAACCGAGGCAAATCAACTGGTTTCGATGGGCAAGGCCGTTGTCTACGAAAACAGAGCCAAAGGCTTGGACGAAGCAGAAGCACCACCTGTGACCACGCGAACCACAAGAACCGCTCGAAAGCCTAAAAAATGAGCGTTGAAACTGCTGCTGACCGAACAGCCATGCTTGCAGATTATGGCTCAACCGTAACGAAGGCGGACGCAACCACCTTCACAGGCATTTTTGACAATGACTTTTTGGCTGTTGACCTCGACGAGTCAGAGGTGGAAAGCACCGAGCCAACACTTCTGGCAAGAACCGCTGACGTTTCCGGTTTGGCGCATGGCGATTCGCTCACGATCAGCTCAACGAGCTACACAGTTCGAGGAATTCAACCGGATGGAACCGGAATGACGCAAATCATGTTGGGTGTGTAATGGCGCATAAGCGAGCGCAGATCAAAAGCCGAGTGGCAACGGTTCTAACCGGACTAAGCACAACAGGCTCGAATGTCTTTCAGTCTCGCACCTATCCAATCGCAACCAGTGATTTGCCTGGGCTACTGATTTATGCCAATTCAGAAACGGTTGAGAGGCTAGAGATTGGTATTCAAAACCGGCAACAGAGAAACCTTGACCTAGTGATTGAAGCAGTAGCCAAAGGCAACACCGCAGAAAGCACACTGGATACAATCACGGTTGAAGTGGAAGAGGCAATGGCAAACGACCAAACGCTGAATAATTTAGCAATAGATTCTCGCATCACTGACACGCAGATCCGGCAAGCGTCTGCCGAAAGTGAATTTTTCATAGCCACAATACGGTATGAAGTGCTTTACCGTACAACTGACAACGATGTCGAATAAAGGAGAAAGAAAATGGCAATTCCAGATCGTTACCTACGGTTAAGAAGTTCTCAACCGTACATCACCACAGAAACCACAGCCGGCAGCTATATTGCCGTTTCGGCTTCTGATGCTTTTACCACAACCGAGCCTCTGGCACTGAGTCAGACGTTCAACACCTCGGATATTAGCGAAGTTGGCACAAGGCTTTTACAGAATCGAAGTTTTGTGAATTATGCCGAAAGAGCCACGTTTGACATTCCTTTTTTGGTGAAACCTTCTGGTTCAGCCGGAACTGCACCAGCAGAAGATACTTTGCTGCAAAAAGTATTCGGCACACTGACCACTTCAGGAGGAGTGTCCAACACCTACACCTTCAGCCGAGTCAGCGACACGTTTCAGGTCTCGCAGTTGGTTGATACCTACAAACTCTATGTGAGCAACGGAACTGTTGTTGAAGGATTCAGCGTAGACATTGCGCGAGACGGTGTTTTCACCATGAATGCAAACTGCCGAGCTTCCAGAATCCGTTATTCTGGACCAGTCAACGCAACTGGCACAGACGTTTCTGTGACGGACTCTTCACCTGCAACCGTCACCTTAGATCCTGCCACGAATGCGGTAGCCGCTGATTATTTCTTCGCTGGTCAACTGGTTGATATTTACGATTCAAGCGACTCTCAGGTAAACACCGGAGGTGCGGCAACCATCAGCTCACCAAGCTCAACAGCCGCAACGGTTGGGGTTCAGGCTGCCAGTAGTGACTCTTTCACAGTCAGCGCGACTGATTACCTAGTGCCTCACTTGCCAGCCGCGACTCTTTCCACTTATGAGCCAATCGCAACAAGTGCCGCTCAAGTTTACTTGGCAGCACAAAACACAAATGCCGCAAGCTTGATTGCTTCAGCAAACGAGTTTCTAGCCACTGGCTTTTCGATGAGCGTCAGCAAAAACCTTGGCGATCCTTCGATTGCAGAAATGACAGGTGATAAGTATCCGTCAGCGGCTTATGTGTCTAACGACATTACGGTCACTGGTTCTTTCGACTTTGTGATGCGACCAGCACAAGCCTACCGATTCGAGCAGTTTGCCCGATTGGAGCAAATCGCCATTGGTGTTCAGGTTGGCGACACCGCAGGAAGCATTGTTCAAATCGTCATTCCTTCTGCTCGCGTTTCGATTTCTGGAACTGAGCAGGACGGAGCCGCAGCCGCTTCCGTAGACTTTGCCTTGACGCAAGGCTCAAGCACTACTGACGCAGCCGCTTTCTCACTAATTTATAAGTAATAACCCATGCCTTCCATTTTTGATGTCCAGCGAGCGAACGAAGTCACGATTGATTTCAATGATGACGAGCTGGACCTAGAAGCAAGTTTTCAGTGCGTTTTGCCTCATCAGCGGTTACTGACCGAGGCATTGAACGCAGCCACAAAGACGCAAAAAGGCAAGCAGACGATTGACTCACTAACGTTTGCTCGAAAGCTTTTTGTGCCTTGTGTGCAGTCCTGGTCATTCGACGAGCCTTGTGACGATACCAACAAGCAATTGTTTGTTGGGGAAGACGCAGCACTCAACAAGATGGCAACGCATGTCAGCTTGAAGTTGATGCGTTTGGCCCAAGCGCGAGTCGATGACGAAGAGGGAAATTAAAGAGTTACCTAGATTTAGTTCTTGAAAGAGCGATTTATCTAGGTGACTCAGCTCAGCATGGAATTCAAGAAGGTGACCGCTACCAATCGGTTTGGTGCTGCAAGTCTGCTGACAACGTTTGGCAGGAAGACGAAGATCCACCTTGTTCAGTTTGCCCGAACAACTTGACGCTGACTGAGCGCAACCTAGCAGCAGTTCAAGCGTTCAAAGACCTCGACACAACCGGACGAGATTTGGGTTTTGATATTGGCTTTCTCAGAGAAGAAGCCATTGATTGCTACCTGAGAAGAAACCAGACGAATACACCAGAGGTCTATTCGGCTTTAGTGACAATCGACCGAGAAGTGACGAGTCACCGCAAGAAAGAGAACGAGCGCAAACGAGACTTGCAGCGGAAGAAGTCTTCAACTGCTCGACCTACCCCAAAGCCTAGAAGAAAACGATAATGGCAAACGCTGCCTCTACCATTGAAATTGAATTAGAGATTCGTGACGCTATAAATCGTTTGGGCAAGCTCGAAGGCGAACTCAAAAAGTCTTCGAGTGCAATGGACCGAGTGGCGAACTCAACCAATAAAATGGAGTCCGCTTTTAAGTCTGCCAGGAATGCCGCTTCTGCTCTGTTTGCCGCAATCAGTGTCCAGCAGATTGCTCAAGCAGCCGACACCTTCACACGTTTTGCCAATCAAATTCGCATTGCAACAACTTCAGCCGCAGAAGCCGCAGCGGTTCAGAAAGAGTTATATCAAGTCTCTCAAACTACCGGAACCGCAATTGAGGACACGACCAAGCTTTATTCTCGCCTTAGAATTGCCGCTGACCAATTAGGCTCCAGCCAAGCCGAAACCATCCGTATTACCGAAATCGTTGCCAAGTCTTTAGCCGCAGCCGGAACCAGCAGTTCAGAGGCTTCTGGAGCATTGTTGCAACTCGCGCAAGCTTTGAATTCGCCAAAGGTTCAGGCGGAAGAATTCAACAGTCTGATTGATGGAATGCCGAATTTGCTCAAGGAAGTAGAAAAGCAACTTGGGCTTACGGCTGGAAGTCTGAAGAAGTTTGTGACGGACGGCAACCTGACGAATCAGCTATTCAAAGATGCAATCCTTGGCTCGGCTGATGCGATCAATGAACAGTTTGGCGCGGCTCAGGACACCATTGCGACCTCACTGACTCGCCTCAATAACTCATTCATTTTGCTGGTTGGCAACTTCGAGAAAAGCACCGGATTTTTCAACAGCATTGCCTCTGTCATTTCGACGCTTGCTAAAAACATGGACGAGGTAGCGCGAGTCCTCAAAGCGGTTGCTGTTGGGTTTGCGATTGCCTTTGCTCCCAAGGTGATTCGCGCAATCCGAGACACCGCAGCCGCAATGACCGTACTTGGAGCCGCAACGAAAACCAATGTGATTGGGGCGCTGGCTGCGTTGGGTTTTTACATCGCAGACGTCACAGGTGGCTTAGATTCGCTGATGGAGAAGCTAGGACTAACTAAAGACAAAGCTGATGAAGCCGCAGGTGGACTTGTTGATTTAACAAAAGGTGGAAGTGGGGCCGGTGCAAGTCAGTCGAAAACATATGAATCAGCATTTTTTAAGAATTCAATCAAAAACCTAGAGGTTTATTTGACGGACCTCGAAAAATATGAACCGCAGCTCACAGAAGCAATTGATAAAATTTTGTCTAATGTGAATCAGCTTTTGGATGAGGGCGCAGAAAATCAAGGAATAAATATCGTTGGTACTGATGAGATCGTGCCTCTTCAGCAATACCTTGCAGAACTTTCCAAGATTGTTGAGATCGTTCAAGCTGCCATCAAAGGCCAAGAAGAGTACAACCGTTTAAAAACGAAAGACGCACAAATCACCGAAGAAGGTGCAGCACTCGAACAAAAAATTCTGGACGCAAAATTTGCCATCAACAAAGCGCAAGAAGAACTGAACGCTCTGCAAAAAATCGACATTTATGATGGCATTCTAAATTCTCTGAGAAGGTTTCTTGGCATTCAGCAAGACATTACCGACGAAACAGAAAAGCAGTTAAGCAATGCTGAAAAACAGGCAAAGGCCAGAGAGCAATACGTCAATACAGTTGGAGATACTATCGTTAGTGGAACGTTTGGCGCTGGCCCCAATGCGTCCAGAGCAGGACAAACAGCACAAGCTTTTGCAGCAGGAGCCCAAGCTGGAGGTCCAATTGCCGGTTTAATCAATGCTGGTCTTGATGCCGCTTTGAGCAACGAAAAAGTAGCCGCTGCCATCGACAAAAGCTTTGAAATTCTTTTCGACATTTTAGACCCACTCATTGAACACCTAGCCGGACTGATTGACGTCATCAACGATTTAATTGTCGCCTTAAAATCCGGCATTCAAGACGGTTTGGACAATCTTGGGATTGGTTCAGATTCGTATTTGTTTGGTGGAGGATTGGCTCAAGACCTGGAGCAGTTCGGTTATGACATTTCCGGTGGCATGTTTGGTGTCAACAATCGTGACAGCGGGATGAGTGGGGAAGAGTACAGAAGCTTCAGTCTCGGCTTGTGGCAACGATCTTCTGCTGATGCGGTGGCAGAGCTGCTGAAGGATGTTGGGAATGTCGGCTTTTCGTCCATCATGGAAGGCGTTGAGACTGAATATCAAAAAGTAGTTGAGCGGATTCAGTCGATGAGTGGCAACGATGTGACGGACGAGCAACGAACCCAGCTTCTGAAGAATGCCGCAGCCGCAAACGAAAGCCTCATCAATCGCTTGAATCAACAGTTTCGAGCAATGAGCAATGACAAGACGGCGGAACTGCTGAAGGAAATCAACGAGCGAGGGATTGAACAAAACCGGATTGACCAAATCCGAATAGATTACACCGAGGAAATCAACCAAGTCACTGAAGACTTGAGCCTAACCGAAGAAGACCAGACTAAAGTTATCAATGCCTTAACCAAGGCGAGAGACCGAGAGATTGAGTCGATTGAGCGGCAACAGCAATTGCTTCAGCTTCAGAGTGTTCAATCAGACTTGCAAAGCCTTTTCAATGATTTTGAAAATACGATTGAAGCCATCAGTGAACTAGTGCAAAGCCTGTTTGACCAAGTCAATGATTTGCTCTTCAGTGAGTTCAACCTGGCTGGACCCCAAGAAGCCTTTGCCTTGGCGCAAGGCACTTATCAAAGTTTATTGGAAAACGCCTTTGACCCTGACGCCACCGAAGAAGACATTGAGGCTCTTCAAGGATTTGTGAACGATTACCTAAGCGCAGCCAGGGACGTCTTTAAATCATCGACAGCCTTTACGACCATTTTTGAAGGTGTCCTGAGTGATTTGGCATTACTGGGAACGCAGTACGGATTTAATGCCCCAATTGCCGCAGCCTCAACGCTTCAGTCTGGCGCAGAAGATTTGCTGGGCGACTTGCCGGACGAGCTGCAAACCGCAGTTTCTGATTTAATCTCAGGCATCAACCTAGCCACACTGGCCTTTGCCCAGCAACAGGTAGAGTTTTTGACAACCGTCTACCAAATCCCGATTGAACTCAAAGACGGCAACTTCCTTGTGGACACCTCCGGAGTCAATAAAGAAATCAGCCTCAACAGCAGCAACTTCAACCTTGATTCTTCACGGTTGAATCTTTCTTTGCTCATGTCCACCAGTATGTTTACCGTGAACACTTCAGGACTGAACTTTGGAACAATTACTCCAACCGCAACCGCTGGCAGACCAAACTTGGGGACGGTTTACCCCATCGTTTCGTTAGGCACTCCGAATCTTGGCAAAATCACACCAGCCGTATCTCCGGGCATTCCGGATTTAGGCGTGATTACCCCAACCCTGACACTGAACACCAGCAGCATCACTTCTTCTTTGAATTCACTGAGTACGATTATCAATGATGCCTTCAGCTTGATGATTGGCGCAGTTCAATTGCAAGCCACGATTCTGGAAGCGCAAGCCTCTGGTATTGCGGCTTCTGGTTATAATGCAGGACCAATCAACATTCCTTTGTATGGACAACCAAATCTTACAGGCCAAGCTGTGCAAGGCAGTACCTCAGTAGACATGAACACAAACATTGATTACGGTCAAGGATATGCGCCAGGTTTTACAGAGGCTTCTAGCCTTACACCAGACCAACAATTTGCTTCTATTTATAATAAGCTGCCGGAATTTGCGCCTAATTTATTAAATAAGCCCTATTATGTCCTCCTGTCAGCCGGAAACACTATCTTTACTTATCGACCTAGATTAGCCGCCTTTGACGAAATCGAACAGGCTCGTTCATTCTATGACTACATGTCCACAACTTCCGGATCGTATGGGTGGGACGCTCCGGTTTTCAAATATGGCTTTAGACGAGGCGGACTTGTCGATCCAATGGACACGATCCCAGCCATGCTTTCACCGGGCGAATATATCCTCTCACCGGAAACCGTCAGACGTTACGGAGTCAGCAACCTCAACCGCTTGAACGCTGGCGATTCAGCCGCAATCAACGCAACGAGTGACCCAGAAGTCAAAAGACTTCTCGCAGAATTGATTGTGGCAGTGCGCGAGAATGACACAGAAGTCAACGTCTACACCGATATGCAAGGCCAGACGAAGGCAAGCATTGAAGAGTTCAGAAGCGAGTTGCGAGAAAGAACGAGAAGACAAGGCGACAAGTTCCTTCCGGCTAGATATATATGAGCCATTTACTCGCCACGATTACAGTTGACGGAACAGCCTATCGAGGCAGTCTGCGCGGCTTTGCTGGTCAGAACTTTTACCAGCCTTTTGTCAAAAGAATGCCGAGCTTGGAACTTGGACAAGTGGAAGATTCCGGCAAGATTGGGGTGAAGTTCGGAAACATTACTTTGACCAACGACTATTTGAACGCAAGCCATCCATTCGCCTTGCAGAGATACGAAGATTTACTCACCTCACCGCAGCTCTACGCAACGACTTTGAAGTGGGGAGAAGCTGGAAGTGACTTATTCACTGGCAATATCTTTTTGCAAACCGTCACCGATACAGAACTAACCTTTGCTCTGACAGATACCGAATTCACCAAAGGCGCAAGGCCATTCACCTTGACCGAGAATTTCGCCTTTGTGGAAGCAGTAACCAGTTCAGGAACAGGTGTTCCAGTTTCAATTACTGCACTAAATCACGGCTTTGTCACAGGCGCGGTTGTGATTTTCGAGCAAATGGACAACTACGGTGAGCTGCTGGAATATCAATCAGTCGCAGTAGATAATTATTATTATGTGGTAAGAACCGGAACCAATACGTTCACGCTTCAAGACAAAGACTTCATTCCGGTAACAAGCGGCTACGGAACCACCGGAACGTTCACTAGTGACGGCAACACGCATAGAGTTGGGGTTCCGCTAAGAATTCCATTCTCATGGGGAATCGTCAAAAACGTCACGCCTGTGATTAAGAAACGCGACGATGAAGTTGCCAACCCAGACTTGCAAACGAATAACAGCAGTTACCCAATCGAAATCCGCGAGGATGGGGTTTTGATTTACTCAACGGATAACACTTCGAGCGAGTTCTGGAATGGTTCAGGTGGTTCTGGTGTGGCTCCAACCTCGACGGTGATTAAGCTGAACGCTGCAACTACTGGAGGTGTGCTTTCGATTTCAGGTGTCAGCAACCGAGGTTCAACGCTTTCGAGTTTTTACAATCATGTGGCGACTGAGCTTGGACTAACCCTAGACACGAGCTATGCGTAAATGGCAGGAGTGAATTACAACACCGATACCACGATCAGCGACGAACAGGTGAACGACTCACCAGTTGAAGTACGTCTCACGGTAACGGTAGAAATCGACACCAACGGCCAGTTGACAGTGCGCTCTTTGACGGTAGCCACGACAGCCTCAGAAGTAGAAATTTATAGTCCATAAATGGCACAAGCAACCACACGCAACGAGCCTCTGATTGACTTCGCCGCAGATACAGCCAAGGCTGCAAATCTTCTTCTTCAGATTAGCGGCACGACTTTACGAGTAATTAACCGGATTCAAACCGGAGTGGCAGCCGCAACGGTGAGAACGCCAGAACTATTGGGATTGACACTAGCGCCAGCCTTCCCAATCAAAAAGGTTTTCAGCGAGTATGAACACAACACACCTTACCCAGACTCAGTCACACTCGCGCAGGAAACCAAATACGTTGAAGTGCCGAACTTGGGCTATGGGGAAGAACAGCAATATGACGCTTTATCGACAATTGAAGAAAAGGTAATTGAATATCTAAGAGCCATTTTGCAGAGCGAATCAGCGCCTATCTGCACGGCTCGCGTTTTTGGTATCAAGGACACCTGGCTGCTCGGCTACCGAATCATCTGCATTGACGAAAAGCAAAGTATAAAAGCCACAATCACGATTACTTCAATCATTTATAGCTTTGATTCTGAAGAGACAACCATCAGCGGACCAACCGAAATCGACTTTGTACGGAAAGAATGAAAATTATTTACACCAATCTAATCACTAGCGTTACCAGTTCAGCGACTCAGTTAGCGAGTGATTATGCTATTGCCAAAGTTGAGAATAATTTTCCAAAGCAGGCTTACATTTCAGACGCCGCAACCGCAACAATCACGGTGACTTGCCTAGGTGCAGAAGCCATTTTTTTCTCTTACTTAGCAGAATCGGTAACAGTCACATTTAAGGATTCAGGCGCAAGCACTTTATCAACAGAGACTTACTCGAACACCTACACACTCAGCGAGCAGTATCTACTCAACGAGAAAACCCATTGGAATGATTCGGTTTTTGTCGCTTGTCCAGCCAGTACCAACACGGTTGAGATTGCCTTAACCAATTCAACGGACGTTAAAGGAACGCTGGACGGTTGGGTTACGGCAAGCAGTGGACAACTCGGCAGATTGCAAGCGAGCAGCTCAAATATTTATTTAGAAGACTACCCACAGATAAAACTTGGAACCTTCGTTTCTGATGGGATTTTTACCGAGCAAATTAACCGAATCACTGGTGACGGCACCGGAGGTGAAGACTTACAACTAACCGGAAATGGTGGCTCGAACTTCACGGTTTCTTCTATGAAATTGCCGCTGATTGTCAACACCATACGAGCTGGAAAAGTGCTGGAAACCTACAATCCAAATGTTGGAATGTCGATAAGCCGCGACAGCCTTGGAATCAGGCAAGAGCGAGACAGTGGACTGGTTTACCGATTGGGTGAGATTCGCAGAAGATTTAGCGGTTCAGTTCAAATTTTAGAATCCGAAAGAACCACCGCAACGAAGGTTTTTTCAGGTTTACGAATGCAACCTGTAGCTGCTCAGATTCTAGGCTACCAAACGAACACGGCAGTATTCGGTTCTTTCTTTGAGCCAGCCAGCATTGCCTACAGTTACCCAGGTTCACAACTTTATGATTACAACTTTGAATTCGTCGAGCTTATCTAATGAGTTTACTTAAGGTTAATGAAGTTCAGAATTACAACGGTTCAAGCCTGACACTAACCGCCAGCACGGTTTCGACAAGCGCACAGTTAAACACGGGCGGTAATATCAGCGTGACAGGTTCTCTTAATGTTTCTGACGATAGCACTACGAGAAGCAATCTAGGACTTGGCTCAATCGCAACTCAAGACTCTGACAATGTGAGCGTGACCGGAGGAACCGCAACACTAGGCGCACTGACGGTTTCCGGTTCAGACTCTGGTGACTTAGTAAGAATCACACAAACAGGCAGCGGAAATGCGCTAGTCGTGGAAGATTCCGCTAATCCAGACAGTACGCCTTTTGTTGTTGATGCAAGTGGGAATCTGTTGGTGGGGACGACTGTATCTAGGAATGCTAAATTAAATATTAAACAAACCATTGCTGAAGCAATTATTGATATAAACCATACAAATCCTGGCACACAATATTTCCAGTATTTTGTATATAACGGTTCAGTTATAGGAACCATTTTAGGAAATAACACTTCAACATCGTACAACACCTCCTCGGACTACCGTCTAAAAGAAAATATCACAGAAATTACGGATGGAATTAGCAGAGTAAAACAACTCAATCCATCTAGATTCAACTTTATAGCTGACCCAGAAAATATTGTTGATGGTTTTATTGCTCACGAAGTACAAGATATTGTTCCAGAAGCAGTAAGTGGTGAAAAAGATGCTGTTAATGAAGATGGGAGCATCAATCCACAGGGCATAGACCAATCCAAATTAGTTCCACTTCTAACAGCAGCACTGCAAGAATCCATTGCACTCATCGAATCCCAACAGTCCCAGATTGACGCTTTAACTGCACGAATTGAAGCACTAGAAACCGCATAATATAGGCCGAGCAATGCCAGCAGAAGCGACCGGAATAATTGACGTTGTCCAAGAACTTGGAACTTCAGCTTCTGCTCTGATTTTCTTTGCTTGGCTAATTATTTTTATTTTGAAACAGCACGACAAAGAAAAGCAGCAATTGCGAGCAGATGCAGAAAAGAAAGACTCTATGATGATGGAAGAGCGAAAGCTTTATTTAGCGGCTGACGCAAAGAATGATGAAGAGTTAAGACAATACATGAAGACTTCAAACTCTGAGCTGATGTCGATAATGAGTGCAACAAATGCTGCCATAAAAGATATGACGATTGCTGTCAATAATCTTGGTGACGTTATCAATAGAGAATTAAGGAGATGAAACCGATTCTCATAGGTCTGGCTTTGCTGTTTTCCACGTCAGCATTTGCTCTTCCTGTTGAGTACAAGACTTTGCACCTAGTCAGTTGGACTTATCAGTGTTCGTTGCGACTTGCTCCTACTTACCAGCTTCAAGGTATGACTTCAAACTTAGCCATGCAATCCGCCATTCAGTTGTGTTCTTGCGTCATTGACCATTACCGAGAAAACCATAGATATGTAGACCTTCAGCTAATGCCGTTACCTCAAAGAGAAGCGTTCGGTGAAATGTACAGTCAAGAATGTATTGATTATCCAGAAAAGGAAACTTGATGGCTTACGTTGACCATTCTGAACACTTTTCACGCGACGAGTTGAAGTGCAAATTCACTGGTGAATGTTGCATTTCCGAAGTTTTTTTGACGAAGCTCGAAACATTGCGGCAGCACTACGGCAAACCCATTAGATTGACGTCAGCCTATCGCTCAGTAGATCACCCAGTTGAAAAAGCAAAATGGAAAGACGGGAAACCCAAAAGCACGGGTTATCATAGTCTTGGAAGAGCCGTGGACATTGCTTGCTGGAATGCGGATGGCGCAAGGTTGCTAGAAATTGGAATTCAAATGGGCTTGTTCGGTGGCTATGGATTCAGTTTCACAGGCAGTCAAAGATTTCTGCATGTAGACGATAGAGAAGACGGTTTAATGATATGGAGTTATTAAATGGAAGGATTTTTGGAGATTTTCAACCAAGCGGTTGATTCTGGCGGACTAGAATTGATTTTAGCTGCTACCGGAATGGGCGCGGCTGTTCCTGGCGTTTTATTGTATAAAAAAATCAGGAAGGCAAAGAAGCCGAAAGAGGCAATCACTGGCGGATAGTCAGAATCGCCACTTAACGGAAGTGCGGGAAATCCTCTGAAAGTGGCTCCCCAAGCTGGACTCGAACCAGCGACCCAATGATTAACAGTCAGCTTTGGACTTTCGGCTGTAGGCCAGACGAATGCTGGGTTTGCCGGATTCTTTAGATTTTTTCTTGCCAGTGTTTCCGCCACTGTTGCCTAGCTGATTGACCAGGTCCACCTGCTGTAAATGGTCAGAATTCAAGTAGGACATTGTCGTTTGAATGCTTTGGTGACGCAACAGCTTTTGAACCTGAACCGGATTTGAATTCTCACCTGCCAGTAGTTCCGTTGCAACCGTAGACCGAAAAGAATGCAACGGTTTCGCATTCTCAATTCCACACTTCTGCAAAGCCTTCCTCATTGATTTGGTCAAATCCCCAAGGCTTGAATACAAAGGCTTTCCTCTGCCGTTGTCCAAAACAAACTTCTCGCCTTGAATATCCTGCGACTGAATAAACTCTTGAAGCCTAACCGCAATCGGCAGAACTGAATCTTTACGACCTTTGATTTTCCATTCTCTGCTAGAACGTAAGTATATCCTGTCAGTATCTACATTGCGCCATTCAAGGTGCAACAGTTCGCCACCACGCATTCCGGTGTAGCGCAAAAACCAAAACGTCCGTAGCAAGACCAAAAACCGTCTGCGCCTTGTTTCCTGCCAGCCTGTTTCTAGGTGTTGCCGTAAGTCTTCGAGTTGTTCTTGAGTGAAGACCGAGGGCAGAGGCTTAGACGAGCGAACCGATTTGACTTTGATTGCTGCTGGTAAGTGTCCTTGCTCCCAAGACCAATTCAATATGGCGCGAACTGCTCGAAGGTAAGAGTTGCAGCTATGATCTCCAAGTCCTACTCTTCGCAGTGAGAGAACGAGTTGATCTGTGAATTTGGACGAGTGCAACCGAATCCGATAATCACCAACTATTTTTTGGTATCGACTGAGCTGCTGCCGATACTGGCGAACGGTGAGCTTGTCACGGTTGGCTTCCACATGAGCCAAGAAGAGCCGCAGGACTTCCGAGAAAAACAAACCGTCTTTGTCTGTAGAGGCTTCAACCTCTCGCGTCAGCTTTTTCTTGAGTTGCAGCAACCGCTCAACCAGCAAAGAATTTAGTTGCTCTTCCGGTAGATTCTCCACTTCAGCAAATCGCGCCAGGACTCTTCTGTAGCGTTTCTTCTCAATCCACAACTGACCAACATAGGCTTTTTGCCGTTGGTCTGAGACGATTTCGTTTTTGTGGCTCAATATGTAAC